GTTGATGTCGTTGGGGATGCCCTTGGCACGGGCGAACCGGGAGATGGCGGAGGTGCGGAGCTTGACGATGGGTGCGCACCGGGTGGAGACCTCGGCGCGCATGTGGGACAGGGAAACGCCCGGCAGGATGGGCATGGCGTGTGCGTTGGCGGGTGGCAGGTTTGCTGCGTTCATGGCGTTGGGTATGGCGACCATTGGTGGTTCCTCAGAAGGGGAGATCGTTGTCTTCGTCGTTGGACTCGTAGAGGTGGATGTCGTCGGGGATGTCGGAGTCCTTGTAGTGGGGGTCGTAGGTGGAGGGGGCGGGCTTGGAGAGGATGGTGAGGTCGCCGTGTGCGGCGTTGCCCGAGCACATGTCATTGGCGATGGACTGGGCTTTGTGGGGGGACATCACGTTGGAGAGGACTTTCTGGATGTCGGATCCGTTGATGGTGATGGATTCCAGGGGGAAGCCCGTGGGGATGGTGGTGAGGATGGCTTTGGTGGTNNGGGGCTGAGCCGAGGTCCTCGGTTTCCTCCGTTGCGCTGGAGTTGCGGATGAGGGCTGCTGCGTAGACCTGCATGCGCAGCAGGGAGAAGAGCATGCGCCACACGGGGAGCGGGATGTTGTGGTCGGGGCCCTCGCGGGTGACGATTTCGAGGTAGATGCCCGGCTTGTTGCGGACGGTGGTGTGGGCGTAGGCGTCGATGTCGCGGGCGGTAGTGCGCTCGGCGACGTTCTTGCCGTTGACGGTGTGGGCAAGGGTGACGGAGAGAAGTTGGCCGTCACCTGTGCCGTAGGCCAGGGTGATGGAGGGGATGGGTTCGCGATTCATCGGGCAGTCTCCTTCTTGATGATGTGGAAGTGGTGAGCAGTGAACCAACTGGCATCGGAGCCGAGTGCGGGGTGGGTGTCGGAGCGACGGAGGCGGCGATACTTGCCGGATGCACGACGGAAGTCGGGGTCACCGGAAGTGGGCAGGAACGAGTCGGCATTGCGATTGCGGATTCGTGGGGGGAGATTGACGGCGTCGATGTCGCCTGCGTTGAATCGGCCGAAGAATGCGGCGAGGGAGCGGGCGAGTTGGTCGTCGAGTGCGTTGAGACGGGCGGCAGCGCGATGGCCGAGGGCTGCGGAGAGCAGACGGTTGGCGGCACGGCGCGTCTCGGTGTTGCGACGACGCAGGAGTTCTGCGATTTCGGCGTCGCAGGTGCGGAGCGAGAAGTTGGGCGTGTCGCAGCCGTCGGGATCGACGGCGGGGATGGCGGGGTTGGGGTCGACGAGTTCGAGGCGATCACCGAATGGCGAGTCGGTGACCCGGATGGGGATGTTGCCCATGGACTGGGCATGCAAGTCGGATGCATGCATGCGGTCGATGCGATAGAAGGACATGGCGAGTCTCCTGTGTGAGAGGTGGAAGTGACACGAAACCCCACACACGCCGGTAGGCGAGTGCAGGGGAAGGAGCCAGGCAGTGACGGTCAGATGAGTTCGGGGTCTTCGTCGGGCGAGGACTGAGCGCCGACGGCGGACTTGGCCGAGGGCTGAGCGGGAGCGTCGGTCTCGGAATCGTGGCGCTCCAAGCGGGCCACGTGCTGGATCATGTCCAGGGACATGGCAGAGATGCGCTTGATGACGTTGCGCGGGCCGTACTGCGGAGACTCCTCGATGGCGATGGTCAGGGTCACGCCGACCTGCTCGTTGACAGCCTTGTTGAGTTCGGCTGCGAAGGAGCGCGAAGTGAGGTCGAAGTCGGGCGAGAGCGTGAGGCCAAGAGCCTGGATGTACTGATCGTAGCGGAAGAAGACGCGCGGGTTCTTGTCGATGTCAGGCAGGAGGTCCCACGTCTTGACGGTGCGACCGGACTGCAGGACGACGTCGAAGGTGACGTTGATGTTGGTGGACGACGAGTCCTTCTTGCCCGGGGCGCAGACGGCCAGGGCGAGAGTGGCGGGATAGTCACCGGGAGTGATGAGCAGAGTCTTCTGAGCGTTGGCGAGTTTCATGACGTTCTCCTAAGAGAAAGAGGAAGTAAGAAGAAAGAAACAAACAAAGTCCGACCCGGCTGGGGGGCCGCAGGCCTCCCCCCAGCCGGGGGGCACAGGAGTCAGGGGTTGCGAGACTCGATGTAGCGGTTACGCAGCGACTCAAGATCGGACTCAAGTCGGTTGATGTAGTTGAGCGCTTCCGAGATCAGGTAGCGATCGGATTCTCGCCCGGTGTCGAAAGATCGCCACGCGGTGCGGTCTTCAAGGTGCTTCTTGAGTTCTTGCGGGTTCATTCGTCGTCTCCGTGGAGGCGGACACCCATCTCGCGTCGGTCGGCTGGTGAGGCGATGGCCTTGAGGAAGGCGACGTAGCCGACGAGAAGCGAAACGACAAAGAGCAAGCAAGCAAGTTCGGTCATGGTTGGCATTGGAGGTCTCCTGTGTTGTGGGCGGACCCCCGCCCGGCCGGAGCCGGGGCGGGGGGGTGCCCTGTGTTCACAGCGTCGGGGGGAAGAAGGGTTCACGGTCACCCGGCTCTTCGGGGAAGGTGGCAGCCCATCCGTCAGGGCTCATGCCGGAGATGAGGAACTCACGCTCCTCAGCAGACATGAAGTGAAGGGCTGACTGTGCCAGTTGGCCCATAGCCCAGAGACGGAGTCCCTTGAAAAGGACTTCTTCCGAGAAACCGTCTGTTTGCCAGGTCACACCGGTGATGATGCAGTGACCGCTTACCGCGATCAGTGGCGTGCTGGGGCTGTTGGGCACCTTGACCAAGTGCTGGTTGTGGCGCAGGGCATCTTGGGCCATGGCCCACGGGCTAGGCATTGTGACGATCTCGATCAGTTCAGCATCAGAGATGCTGTCCAGTGCATTCTGGATTTCGTTGTGCGGGTTGTCGGACATTAGTGGGCCTCCGTGCAATAGGCGGTTTCGGTGATGGAATAAACTCGGCCAGTGACCTCGTCGATCTGGTTGACGAGATAGACGCGCTCGCAGTGGACGGGGGTGATGTACCCGTCGCCGTGGAGGTCGCCGCCGCAGTTGGGGCAGCAACGGTCGTTGATGACAATGAGGTCGGACATGTGTGATCTCCTGTGTGATGTGTGTGTATGAGGAGTGTGCTTACCCAACGTAGGGCGAGCCGCTCCCCGCGTGCGGGGCGGCGAGCTCTACCCAAGGGCTGTTGTGAAAGATGACTGCGTGATGGAACGTTTTGAGTACTCCCGGCTGTGGGATTGTCCGGACTCACTAAGGCCCGGCATAAAGAAAGGGGCTGCCGGACTAAGCCGGACAGCCCCAATCTTTCGCATCAGGCGATGATGCGACTCACACGGGATCAGGCACCAGATCCTTCATGGAGGTGCCTGCGGCGGTCAGCCACGAGACACGCTTGCCCTCGATCTCCGCGGTCTCCGCCCGAATCTCCAGAGGGATGGGGCAACCATCGACGAGCAGGAACGCCTTGAACTGCACATAGGCGGGACCACTCTTCGGGGTCACACGGACCTTCTGAAGGCCGATGCGGAACTCACGCTGCGAGACGGGGGTATCAGTGCGCTTTGCCATTGCTGGCTCCTTTGTGAACGAGGACCACAGGCTGACCCAACCGGGTCATGGACACCTTGGCCCTGCGCAAGCAAGGGCCAAGTGGCCTGACTCCACCCATGACCGATAAGGCTTGCACTACCGCCAGCGGTACACCCGGAGCCGGAGCCCGTGACCCCCCTGACGTGGCGGGCGATATGGAAAAGAAAGGGTGTCCCCCTCCCAAAATTCCCTCACTTATTTCACCCGACCACACCGACCACACCGACCATGTCTCCAGAAAACTGTACTCCCTATAGCCCAATCACCAGCTAGTTTTTCTATTCTCCTGGTCTCCCTGGTCAGAGAAGAGATAAGAGTAGGAAAGACAAGCACTTAACCTAGACCACACCACGTGGTCATAACCTGGTCGGACGTGGTCACCCCCCACCCCCCTACCCCCGATATTCCCCAAAAAACAAGGGTGACCCCCTGCCACCCTCGTCCAATAACACCAGTTTGTCTCCCCCCGATAACACCCTATTCGGACCTTACAGCCAGCCCTTTCACGCCCCTGATCCGTTCCTCGCCCAATCGGGCCCTGGTAAGCTTCCAAGCACCCTCCTCCACCAACCTATGCACGAGCTGAGCCTGCGACACATCCTCCCGGTAACCCACATGCGCCTTCCACCGCTTCCAGACCCCCCACAACGTCGTAGTACTCACGAACCCAGTCTCATTCTCCACGAAATGGGCCTCCAAGAAGTCGTGCACGGGGTTGTTCAACGACTGGAACCGGCCCATGACCTCCTCCGCCAGCGTCGGAACAGGCCACAACTGGCCCGCATCCCGCTCCTCAAGCAGCTCCTTGGCCCCCTGCATCGCCCAAGCCGCTATGCCCGCCGTCTCCTGAGCCAACTTTTCCCCTAGTTGCAGGTCCTCCCGACCCAAAAAGCTGTTCGAGAACGGCAAAACCAGCATCTTGCTGGCCAAACCCTGCCCCCTATTCGGCAATTTGGGCACCTCATTGCTCTGCACCACCAAGAAACCCGGCAAAACCACGTCCCGAATGGGCTCCATGTACTTCCGATCAATCGTGACGGGGTCCCCACCCACAATGTTTTTCATGTTTGCCACCGCTAATTCACTTTCACGGGAGTTCAACGCCCCAAATTCACTTACGCTCAGCACCCGCGCGGCCTCCGCACCCCACAACCCGAACTGACTCGCAATCTGTGCCATGCTCAGACCCCTAAACCCATCGCCCACGAGGTTTTTCACGACTCGCATGATGGTTCCCTTGCCTCCGCGCACCCTTCCCTGCATCAGCAGCCACCTTTGCCACCTTCTCGTGGGCATCAGCATCGCGCCCATCGCCCTTTGCAGCAGTTTCACCCACTTTTCATCCCCCCCACCCCACTGCTCCAAGCACTGACGCCACGTCGGACACTCCGCCCCCGGCTCCCACGCGCAATTCACCACCACCGGCTCGAAAAACAGCTCATCCCTTGCCTTCGTCTCGCCCGTCAGCACATCCACGACCACATCCTCAAACGCCACGCACCGATCCAGCGCTGGCGCCTCCGTCACACTGCCCAGCCACGCAGGCGCGTAGCTCTGCTTCAGCCTGATGAGCGCCCTCAACGCCGACTGCACGTTCATCACGGTCTGCGTCGTGGGCCCCAGCCTTCTTACCGTCACACCCGCAGCCGTCGGGGTCTGCACATGGGCATCCTCCATCGCCAACCACAGCGCTTCCTCCAACCAGCGCTCATCCCGCCTCTCCCACACACCCGCGTACCACTCCCACGGCTCACCCCGCCATTCCCACAGCCCCAACCGGCCCTGCGGCGTGGTCCACCGCGCCCTCAGAATCGCCCTCGCAATCACCATTGGCTCCGCACTGTTCAGCGGGTTCCGTTGCGTCAACACTTTCATCGCGTATCCTCCTGACTGTTCAAGCCCACTAGGAGCACCTGTTCATGATTCCAAACCCGACACCGTGGCAGTCCAACGAGCAGACGGGACAGCCCATCTTCAAACCCGGTAGCTACCTCTCTAATCCAAATCAGGGAATTGTGAGTGGATCTTCGGGCTCGGGTGTCGGAGTGGGCGGCAGCATGGGCGGCCAAAGCATTGAAGATCAGGTGCTGCGAATCAGCGCTGAATGTCAGCGATACCTTGAAGGTACTCCATCCTACGCGGACTGTCAACGCCGCCTTGAAGAAGCGGTAGCACTTCGCAACAAGATTCAACAGCCCGGCGCAGCTGGACGTCCCAATCAAATTCCCGATCCGCGCCCGCCTGCACCCTCGGCACCCGGCGCCGGTACCGGAACACCCGGCACCCCTGCACCTGCACCTGCAGGCACCGGGAACTCCAATTGCGACGGGCTTATTGCAACCCTCGAACGCCTCACGGTCATGTACAACAGCCTGCGCCCCGGCAGCACGGAAGCTCTTCAGGTGTGGAAGCGCATGCTTGAGGTGCACACGCAGATGGAAATGTGTGCACGTACCGCCGACCGAGACGCAAGACGCGACTTCAATGTGGGTCGAAAACCACAGCCAAGCCCCACTCAGCCTCCAGGAAAGTCTGGCCCATCCTAACCCCCTCCGCCCATGCCGTACAGTGAGCGAAATTCGGATGAGGCGCCGTCGCCGTACAGCGAGCGGGGCCCAAGCGAGGATGACATTCGAGTCCAAGAAGATTCGAATTGGACTTGCTTGTCTGCAGCCCTCTCCCTTGGGCTCATCAGCCGCGAGGAGTTTGGTGCAATCCAAGACGGGTCCATGCCCATGCCCCCCAACATCTGCGACGTCGTAAAGCAGTCAATGGGTAGCGGTGCTTCTGGTGGTCGCAACAACCCAAATGATCCGGCTCCTCCACCGCTGCTTGATCCCAACGCCCCACCCAATCCTCCCAGCGACAACTGGCCTGGGCCCCCATTTGTCTGAGGCCACCTAGGTGACAGCCCCCAACCTGATGTACATCTCCTTCGGTGGGGGGATGCGGCTCGTGGGTGAGGACTACCTCATCCGCGAGCTGTCCGCCCTCGGTCTCACACGGCGCGGCTTCCGTCAACTCTGTCGCCAACTGAACGTGCCCCTTATCCACGCACGCGGCGACCGGGTCCTCGTCGACCTCATCGCTTTCATGCTTGCGATGCGCACCATCACCCGGCCCGGTGCACCCGACTTCTCCCTGCCCGGCTCCCAGCACCGACCCGGCACGCGCAACTCCCTACCCCCACAGGAGATCATCGACAACCTCGACGACACCGTGTCCATGCTCGAACAGGGACGCAAGATGTTTGGCATTGTCAAACCTGGCACGTTAAGATCTGCAGCTGGCGAGGTGGTCTCGCGTCTCAAGGAAACCCAGTCCAAGATCCAACGCTGATGCCTCCCCTCTTCCGCAAACCCGTTCGTTCTTGGCTGACTGCGGGTGAAGCTGCTGCCAAGCAGCCTGCAGCAAAGCCAAAGAAGAACCGAGGACCAATCAAAGGTACGGCGCCAGTGCCGCCCCCAAACTTGGGTGCGCTACGCCCGGAACTTAATCCTCGTTTGACGGTAAAAGGCGGCCAGGTTCTAGTTGAACTGGGGGGCAACAAGATTACTCTTGACCAGTTAGAAGCCATGGTCAAGCAGGCGGGGGCGCCAAAGGACGTGATGGCTGAGGTTGCTCGACTCAAGCAAGTTGAAGCAACTGTCAAGCAGCTCCCCCCCACAGAAGGTGGCAAGCTGGCCTCGTTTGAGCAAGCTCGCGCACTGGCGTCTGCTCGACAAGGTGGAGACCCTACCTCTGCGCATTACGACCCAAACCGTAAGCGGCGATACATCCCAAAGCCCGACAAGACTCCCGAAGAGCCTTCGGCCAGTAAGAGATTTGAAAAAGATCTTGGGGGCACCCCCGCTGTGCCGTCCAAGGTTGAAGAGATCTTGCCTCCTGAGGCAAGTGAGTTGATTACAAAGGGTCGTTCTGCAATTGATGCCATGGGGCGGAACAATCCTGTTGTAACTGCTCGCACTATGAGCAAGATCTTTGAGCGTGCGGAACTACTTGTTCGAGACGGCAAAGTCAGCAAGGAAGTTGCAGACTCCATTCGTAATCGAATTGTTGAAACCTTGATGAAGGTACCGGGCGGGGATGAAACCCTGCGTGCCATGAAGATGGGCGACATCCGAGGAGTCATGACAAGAGCAGAGCAGAAGACTCTGGAACGAAGACCCAAAGGAAAGAAGGGCAAGGAAATCCTTCAAACTGCGGAGTCTCGGTTGCCGCCCGCTCTTGTTCAAGACGCTGAGGGAAACCTCACCCCCAGACAAGAAAGCCGGAACCCACTAATGCAGGTCGGCACGGGCATCATGAAGGAACTTGCCCGATTGTTCAAGGGTAAGTTGGACCCTGAAGACATTGCAGCGGCTCGCGAAGCAAAAGCCATTGGTAAGGCGGGCCAGCCAAGCAAGGGGCCCCCCACGTCAGATCTTGACAGGCTTAGGCAGATTATTGCGGCGCGTCGTCCTGGTGCTCCGACCCCGGGCCCAGATTTGCCCATCAGTCGGACACGCCCAGGCTTGGACACTGCCGACATCCGGGCGTTGAAGAAGCTTCGAGGGCCAGAACCTGAGGTGAGGCCGGAGATTCAAGAAGTTCTTGCTGGCACCTCAGACCCAGATCTGCTTTTGCAGCGGCTGTCAAAACTTCTGCCAAGCATGCCTAAGCCCGAGCTGGCACAACACATTGACAAGTTCTTGGATGCGCGAGCTGCAAAGCTTCGTCAGATTGCCGAGGGTGTCAATCGTCCAAGCGCCCGTCGCGTTGGTGTGGTAACCAGCACGCGCAAGGGTGTGTCTCAAGTGGAACAAATGCAGTCCGAGGAAGCACAGGACCTTGTTGAGGCCTTGGGCCGGAACATGCGGATTGTTCCACCCACAGGTCGGCCACCTATTGATGTCCCCGGTACCATGCGGGGTGCTCGCGTGATTCGCGGCATGGAACGCGCCACAACAAAGCCGGACGATGACCCAGAGTACGTAATTATGTTGGCCCGAATTGTTAACAAGATTACGGGTGGCGACAGAGCAGCAGTGCAGAAGGTGCTTGAAAGACTACCAACAAGCCATCAGTGGCACCCAAGCAACCGGTAGCCAAACGCAAAATGCCCCCAGCTCTGCCTGATCCCAAGCAGCCACAAGATCCACTGACCTCGTTCTTCGCCTCCGACACCGTGGGGGGCGCGCTCAAGGCCTCGGGCTTTGACATCCACGAGGAGATGGAAACGCTTGTCCGACACTTTCGTGACACAGACCCCAACGTCTCCCTCCGTGCTCATGCTAGACTGCGCCACGTACTCAGGGAGGTCGCTCAGGTATCAGGACTGATCCAGCGCCAGAGCGCTGAAGCAATCGAGACGCACGAGGGCCGCAAGGTGAAGGTCTCCTTCGAGACCAACAAGCTGGTGGCCCGCATCAATCAGGAGAACATCCATGGCATCGTCGACCAAGCCCGTCCAGAGTTCGCCAGCACCTATCTCCCAGCCGCGACCGACGCCCCCCACGCCGGAGGATCCGATGGTGACGCAGGCAGTCCTGCACATTCAGGAGATGGACGAGGGCCAGATGGCGAGGAGCGCAGGCCAGATCCTGTACGACATTGCGATCCAGGATCCGACGATCACGATCGGGACGACGGATGTGCTGGGGATGATCCTGAAGAAGACGATCCTGAGTGACGACGGCAAGTTCCTGCCTGAGTGGATGCCGCTGCTTCGCCGCTACCTGAAGCACTCCATGGTCGCCCGCGATCCCCGATTGGTCGCCATGGCTTTCACGCGCATCGTGACCATTCAGCTGTACGCAGCTGGCAAGCTGGACAATGCAAATCAAGCGAATCCAGCAAGCGCCTGAGAACCCGCTCTATCCGCTCCCTGCGGACTACGACACGCTCTCGCAGGAGGGCCAGCGGCTGGCTAGGCTGAACGCATGCCGCCAGTGGCTCCTTCCCTCGGTGGACCTGAAACAACGAGCCATCGACTTCATCTCGTCGATGCGGTTCTTCGAGGCGTGGTACCTGTGGCCGGACCCGGATGCGGACTTCAATCCCCTGTTCTTCGACGACAACCCAGTCGCGACACCCAAGGGCCATATCTCTATCTACAAAGAATGGGCTACTTCCAGAAGCAGCATAGCGGTAGCGCCGCGCGGCTACGCCAAGAGCAACTGCATCCGCAAGTCCATCTTGCTGCAGATGCTGACCCGCCCGGCCTTCTCCTTTATCTACGCTACGAGCTCGCACGACAACGCGCAGCAGACCAGCCAGATCATCAAGACGCAGTTCACGGACAACTCGCGCATCTTCGACGACTTTTCTCCTGACTTCCCCGACGGTCGCATCGTCCCCCGACGCGGCGAGGCCTCCTTCGGCTTGGAGATGATGTACCTGAAGAACGGCTCGTGGCTCCGCGCCATCTCCGCCTCTTCCAAGCAGCGTGGCGGCCGACCCCGGTGCTACATCTTGGACGACCCCGAGTACGACCCCAAGGCCTCCACGTCGATGGCCATCCTCCGCGACTACGTGGAGAACCTGCTGTTCAAGATCGTGATGCCCATGCTCACGCGCCCCGACACGTCGGTGCGGTGGCTGGCCACCTTCGTCTCCCGCCGTCACTACGCATGGCACGCCATGCAGACCGAGCAATCACCCTCAGGACCCCGAGCCCGAGACCCCCGCTTCGAGTTCTGGTCCCGAATGCTTCTTGACTCGGAGTATGAAAAAGACGGAAAGCTCCACTCCTGCTGGCCCGAGATGTGGCCCCTCAGCCGTGCAGACAAACTTGCGGCTCCAGATCTTGCGAACCGCCTGTCCCTTGAGGAAATCAAAGAACGAATCGGCAATAGTGTCTATCTGGCGGAGTATCGCGGTCGGCCCGGTGAGAGCGGAGAGAACTTCTTCCCGCCCCTCGTCCGTGAAGACCACGGCTGGTGGATTGAGGATCCGGATCCGTCCTTCGATACTGACCCAGTGACCTCCTACACAAAGATCGCGTGGGGGGAGAAATCCGGTGTCAAGGTGCTCCCCATCCGGGACTTCCTGCTCAACGCTTTCACCTTTATGGCTGTCGATACGTCTTACACTCATGGTCCTGACTCGGACTATAAGGTAGCAGCCGTCATGGCGGTTACCAGTGACAACTGCCTCTTTGTGCTCGACATGTGGGCTGCCCAGGCCCCCGAGGACCAGCTGATCCGCAACGTGTTCCGACTGGCCGACAAGTGGAAGGTTCCCACCATCCACCCCGAAGTCGTGCGCGAGTCCGTCAACCTCTACCAGCAGCTGGAAACCCTTGTCCGCCAGCGTGCTACAGAAATGACCGGCACCGCCCACCTCCCCAAGATCATTCCCCTGCGTGTGGGCATGCTCCAGAAGGAAGCCAAGATCTCCGGCCTCCTCTTCCGCTTTGAGCACAAGCTTCTCAAGCTCCCCATGTGGAAGCGCCTTGACAAGCCCTGGCGCGAGCTCTTTGACCAGATCGAGCAGTTCAACCCCGAGGCCCGAGACGGCGGTCTGGCCCACGACGACCACATCGACGCAGTGGCCATGTCCTCCATGATCCTCAAGTTCCGCCTCCCAAAGCGACACGCCGAGACCGTGGGGGGACTGTCTCCCATGGACATGCTGAAGGCTGGTCAGCTCCAGAAAGACGGGGTCCCGGTCCTTGCCATGGTTGACTGGAACCGCATTAGCCGTGAAGATGTGATGGACATCCTGAAGCCCGAAGAAGAGGACCCTGATGCCGGAACAAAAGTCTGACAGCTATGTGACCATTCCGTACTTCCTGTACGAGGCCATGGCCAGGGCTTACTACGCCCGCATCGGCGGAGACTTCCCCGTCTCCCGTCCGATTGCACATGAGTCCCCCCAGCCGAAGTTCACGGGTGAGTTCACGTTGGAAGATGACGACATCCCATCCACCTGGAAGCCCCAGGGTCTCGCAGCTGAATTGAGAAAGAAGAAGCCCAGTGCCTCCAGTCCCACTAGCGCTACCTAAGAAGTCTGAAGACATTGCCAAGCTCCTCCGCATGCACGTGGACCGTGAGCGGCTGCGCTACAACTACCGCCGTTCCATCTGGCTGCTGGCGTGGCACTACCTCAACGGCGCCCGACGCTTTGACGTCTTTGATCCGCTGACGGGCCGCCTCACCCCCCAGTACCTGGACCGTGAGGGTTCCATGGAGTTCCAGTCCCAGGACCTCCTTTCCCTCATCGACCGCACCGTCGCACGCATCGCCTCCATGGACCTGCGGCCCAGGGTCATCCGTCAGGGCACCAGCCTGCGCATGATTCGCGAGCGGTCCAGCGCCCAGATCATTGCTGACTCCCTCATCTCCGAACACCAGCTGTCGCAGGTGGTCAGCGACTTTGCACACCTCTTTGTCACCCTTGGTTGCTGTGGCATCACAGGTCACATTGTGGACACGCCTACCGCGGGCCTCACTGCCGATCTTGAAGTGGTTCACCCGCGCGAGTTGTTCCCCTTCCCGGCGCTCCACCAGGACCACACGAAGCAGAGCGGCATCATCCGCCAGCGCGTGGTGCCGGTCAATTTGATCGAGGAGAAGTTCGGCAAGATTACCGACAAGAAGCGCGACCAGATGGAGTGGTGGCGCGTGGACTACGGTGACGTGCACACTGACGTGTCCTACGACGAGCCGGGCATGTCACTGCGCAACCCCTTTGACAACCGTGCCATCAGCCCCGGCAGCGCCACCGGCTACACCGGATCCACCGAAGTGCTTCGACTGCGAGAGCTGTGGATCAACGGGCCCCGTGACACCTGCCACCGATACATCGTGGCCAGCGGCAATGAGATCCTGCTGGACGAAACCTACGAAGACGCCACTACCTACTGCCCCATCGGGTTTGCCCGATTCTGCGACACGGGCACGGTCTACGGCGCTGGCCTCTTCGACATGCTCTTTGGTATCTGCCGACAGGCTGAGCAGATGATGAAGAGCCTGTTCAACAACATCCGCGACACCGACCGCTACGGCGTCATGGTCCTGCCGCAGGGCAGCATGAACGAACGTGCAATGCTCAAGGAAGTGGGCAAGGGTCTGCGCGTGATGAGCTACACGCCCGATCCACTTACCGAGAACTTCAAGCCCTTTGTGATCCAGCCGTGGAACGCGGGCGATGCCCCGGGCAAGGTTGCTCAGTTTGCCCGCACTGTCATGCAGCAGATCGCACCCATCCAGGACCTGATTCAAGAGAAGGGCCGCGTCGAAAGTGCCACCGGCCTGCAGTTCCTCGACGAGCAGATCACCCGTGCGATGACCAATCCCTCCATCGCGATCCAGCGAGCATTCGGCAACATGTACCGCTCTGTCACGGCGAAGGCAGTCGGAGAACTGGTCAAGCTGCCGCGCACCATTCCCGTCAACAACATCACCTTGGACCTTGCAGGTGCCGTGCTGGACATCGACAAGTCGGCCGTTACCTTTGACAAGAACCCCCTTCCTAACGTGTCCAACCTCACCTTCACGGTGCGGCAGGTCAACCCACGCAGTGAAGTCGCCCGCAAGGAAGAAGCCCTCAACCTGCTGCGTGCTCAGCTGACGGACCCCATGGGTCTGAAGCTCTTCTCCCTGAAGGAGGGCCTTGACTTTGCCATGTGGCTTGATGAAGAGAAGGGCGCTTACGAGTCTGTCGTGCAGAACATCCTGCTGCTGTACGGCAACGGCGAGGACCCTGGCCAGATCATGCTCGCCCCCCACATGGTGCGACCGGACCTGCAGATGCGGGTGCTGGGTGGGTTCATGACCAGTCCGCTGATGGCAATGGCCTCTGCAGAGGTGCAGGAAGAATTCAAGAAGTTCAGGGACACGATGCTGCGGTTCATGGGCCAGACCCTGCCGCAGCAGGTCCCGACACCTGATGAGGCGGCCGCCATGGGCATGCAGCCTCAGCAGCAACCCCCCATGCCCATGCAAGGAATGATGCCCAATGTCTGACGAGACGACGCCCGACACTCAGGAGACCGCGCAGACTGAAACCGCCCCTTCGTCCGGTGCAGTGGTGGATATGGATGCCCGCGTGCGTGCGGGTGGCAACGAGATCCCGGTCGCTGACCTGCTGAAGGCTAAGGAGGAGCTGGAGTACCTGAAGCAGGACTACTCGAAGCTTGTCTCCTTTCGCGACGCGACTGCTAAGGTCATGCGGCCGGACGTAGACCCCGGCGTGAAGGAACAGGCCGCCCGCCAGCTGCTGCTGGATATGGGCTACCGTGGCAACGAAGTGGACCAGTACGTGCAGGATTGGATGAGCAACCAGCAAGGAGGCAACATGACCGACGAACCGACCGACAACGTGGGGGGCGATGACGACGACCGTAGTGCGGAGCAGGTGGCTGAGGCCATCATGGCCGCTCAGCGACAGGCGCAGGCCGCGCAGGAAGAACTGCAGCGCATGAAGGCTGAGCAGCTCAACGGCAAGTTGAACGCACAAATCATGCTGGGTCTTGAAGGGAATCAGGGGGCCCGTACAATGTTCAACAAGCTTGGAGAGATCAACGGAAAGGACGCCCTGACGTCCGCCCGAGCTGCGATCGAGAGGGACATTCGCCAGCAGACGCTGGACAACCTCCGATCCCGGCGCACGGCAGCAGGGGTGTTTGAAGAAGCGTGGATCTCGGAAGAGTCAGCCAGGGCGACTGAACAAGTCCTGGCGAAGTACCGCTCGGTAATCGGCGACCCGAACCGTCTGGGTCGGGCGCCGGAAACGGACAGTGGTGCGAGTGCGATTCTGAACCGTCCTGCCGTCCAGGCTCCGCGTTGG